GCAGTCCTGCCTCTTTCTAAGTCGGCTTATAAAACTTGCTGCTAGACCAGACAAAAATATACCTATGACTATAAGTATTACTTCGTAGCCAAGGTTTGGGAATGCTTCTTCCATAACAAGAAGTAGTTTACGAGTTTAAAAGTATTATTCAGGCTTAATTTTCTTTAGTGCACCAATCTCTATCATTTCTAATAGAAGTGTTGGATCTAACTTTGCCACATCTGTCATTATTGGGTGGAGTCCTTTTCCCTTATATCTACCACAGTTATAACATATGTAAATATCACCTATGTCACCTGTATATCCCCATTGTTTCTTTCCACATGGACATTTCAAGTATTCATGTTTCTGTAATGGAAATTCTTCCATACACAAAAATACAAACAGTTATTAATAAGGTTTATCAAATCATTATAATGGGTACAGCATTTTATGTATTTGAAACTGAAAAAGATTACCTAGAAATGTATAAAGAAAGAGTGAAGGAAAAAATTCATCATTCACCTGTAGTATGTATGTATTTGAAACTAGATGACATAAAAGAAAATCATTTATGGGTTATTACTGAATCTTCAACCGAAAAAGAAAGACCTAGAATGGAAAGGTCAATAGTTCACTTTAGAAATGGTGAGCATGATACATTACAATATAAAGACGGTAAAGAGATACAAATAATGAAAAATAACATTAAATTCGATAAGGATAAAATGAAAATGAAGATAATGCCAAAAACATTTAGAAAACCACTTTTAGAGTTTAGAGTGGATAGATATTATGGAATGGACATAACACCCAAAGTAAAAGCAGAAGACGTAAAAAATTACTATGATACGGTAATGGATAGAATAAACGTTATTTTATCTTCTAAATGATGTTGTAGGATCTTTCATAGCGTGTTTCCAATCTTTTCCATGTTTCTTGCGTATACTTTGCCAAAAAGGATCTGCACCGAACATTCCACCTTTTTTATTGTATTTTTTAGTCACATCGGCTATTTTTCTATGACACTTCCTGCAAAACCTTGCATTGATCTGTTCTATGTGAAATTTATGCCTTCCACAAAAAAAACATAAACCATACATCTTTTCTGTTACTTTTGCCAGTAATGGTTCTCTTCCACGCTTTCCAGCACAATCACCACATATGTCAACTATGGTTGCAGATGTAGCATCTTTTCTAAAACAATTAATGCATATGGCTTCCTTGTAATTATCTACTTTTGTATATTCATCTGCCTGATGTTTAGCCCATAATTTCTTACCAATATCAAAACCCCCTGTATCAACATTTAATTTTGTCGCCATTAGGCTTCAGCAGATACAATTTTCTTCAAAGCAAACTGCAAAATCAAATACACATTATTTGTTGCATAATCATTTGTACATACCTTTCTAGAAACCTTTTTGATGTCTTCTATAGTATCGTCTATTAGTTTATAGTCTGCACCATATACGTTTGTTACTGTTTTCACCCACTCACTTGCAGGTTTTTTAACATAAACGTCAACCTCTCCTGCCTTTACCTTTACAGTGGCTTTTGTAATTTCTGGTTTATTCTTTTTCTTCGCCATCTTCCCACCTTTTTACTGATTCGAACTCTGATTTAACTATTTCCCTTGCCTGCCTGACTGTCATATGTCCATATTTCCTCAGTTGCTCTACGGTTTTAGTCTTTTTCCAACCATGATCAACTGCACTTTGTAATGTGTTTTTAACAACCTTAAAATTAATAGGTGTAATACCATCTGGATAATTCTTTTTGCTCATTGAAGTTCCCTTTCCACTAGACGGACTGCCCTGTGCTATACCTCCAATATCTGAAGGTCTTCGATTTTTTGGTTCGCCCTGCATTCTCTGTGTTTCTTCTTTGGGTGCTGCAGTGCCTCTACCTCTTCCTTGCTTTGGCATTAGGTCTTCGCCTCCTTCCATTCCCATCATTTCTTTTAGTGGAATGACTGGATCTTTTGAAACCTTGAATTCACCATTATGTGACCTTGTAATCTCAAATCCCATTCCTTGCAGTGACATCATGTTCTCAATTTCAGTTCCCTGTATTTGTAAGTGCATTAGTTCGTCTGTCTCTTCTGCTTCCTTTAATTTCAAATCCCAATCGTCAACTCCTAAGACTGTTGCCAATCTCCTGAAAAATGACTTGTAAAGTATGTCTTGCCCCCATTTTACTGCCCTATTGGTAATTGTGACTTGTAATCCCTCTTGTGACCAACCAGAAGGCATTTCTCCGTAATACAAAGGTAATACGCCATATATTGCCCCTATAATCTGTCTAAGCTCCTGTCTTACTGCAATGAACTCTAATTCTTTTAAAGAGCCTGTAAAGTCTAACCATTGTGCTAAATTCTTTCCACCCTTCTCCTGCTCGACTAAAAGTGGGTGTATCATGTATGGATCTTCCTGTGCCTTCTGTTCTAACATATCCCATGACTTTCTGAACGTTTCGTAATTACGAGACGCAATTACTAACATACCCCTTGGTGGTCTCATCTTATCGAAGTATTTTCTGATATATTCATCCATATGTGACAAAGACATTGCTTTAGACCATATAGCGTAAATTGGAGAGTATCCATAAACTAATGCAGGTCTATACTTGCCTGCCTTCCAAATAACTTCACCCTCACCGTAAATAACCCTTTTTGGTTGTGGAATACCCAAAGAATAGACTGAATTGACTTCTATTATCGCTTTTATGCCTTCTGCACCACATCTTTCACAGGTTGGTTGTAATAATCGCTTATCTCGATGTTCGAATCTCGGACATACCCAAACTTTGTTCCTTTTATCGTCAAAACCAATTCTACCGTCTGAATCGGCTATCATAGCAACTTGGGGTGGATCAATTCTTAAAACTTCCTTAATTTCGGTCTTTTCATGGTCAATTTTACCTGTTACATCGTCTAACCAGTAATTTTTCAATAAAAGAAGATATGCATTGTCTGCAATCTCTAAATCACGTTCTAACATTCTTGCAACGTCTTCAATTGTCTGTCCGTTACCATTTACAGGCTCATGAATCAGTTTTTCGAGTATTTTTCGGTTTCTTGGCTCTGGTCTTACAATATCATCACTTCCACAGGTATCACACTCCAAATTCTCTTCTGATTTTGTAGCCAGTTCACTTGCATTAGTTTTCTCTTCCTGTTTAATTGGTTTATATTTGAATTCCTTACCACACTCTGTACATTTGTATTTAAATCTCTCAACAACCTCAAATCCATTTTTAAACAATTCCCTGTTTAATGTTTCAATAGGTATCCTAATAGCGTCTATGTTATCTGCCAACTCATAGATCATTATAAGTGGGAATGGGAATATTGGTAGTTTAGCACCAGTATCTGTAGAAAAATAAGGTTGTGCTATACTAGGTCTTGATGTGGTTTCTGTGAATGCCTTACTCTTAAAACCAAATACGCCTTTTATAGTATCAGTAAAACCCATACAATTTACTCAATACAGTCTCTTATAAACTTTGTCAAAATATGTCTTATTTTTGTCTATTTTTTTGGTCTCCATGCGTTGTACAATAAGGGTTTCTACCTTCATTCTTAACGCAGGAGCAACTCTTCTCTTCTACCTTCTCTTTGATCTTATCGCCTAAGCCCATGTAGCACAATGATTAAATAAGCATATAAATATTGTTATATGTCCAGTGGTGTGAGTCTGCATACTCGAAAGAGAGGGCTAGGGTGACTATCTAGCTGGGCAATATTTATTACCAATAAAACGTAATTTTACACATGGTAGAGTTAGAGTTAGAAGACTATAACGCAATACTCGCTTGGTTTACCCATATGTTCGGTACGAAAGATCCGAAGGATATTCCAACGAAAGACCGTAAGACGTTTTGGAAACTCAACTTCCTCGCTGAAGATAAGATTAAGGAAGAACGAGATAGGATAGATAGTTTAGAATGACGAGCAGGCGAAGCCTGCGAAAAAAATTGATTGATACATTTATATAAGAGATACCTTTATATAATCATCATGGATGACAGGAAGATTTGTATGAATTGTTTTGATTTTATGGAAGAAATATCCCCATGTCACTTAAGGTGTATGAACTGTGGTGCAGAACTTGACTGTTCAGATAAGGGGTATGTATGGTAATGGTTAAATTCGTATGCTTAACTTGTTGGAATAAGAAAGATGACTCTGAAATTAATTGGTGGGAAGACAAACCATGTTGCTCAAGATGTTATGATAAATATGAGAGGTTGGATAAACATGAATCTTAAATGTACAACCTGTGCAAACGTAAACTGTGATCATCATTGCAGGTGTTCATGTCACAATGAGTCGTGGGAAAGGAAATGAAATTCAACTACAAGTGCTATAGATGTGGCTTAATTTTTGAAACCAAAAAAGATGCAGACTTGCATACATTTATAACTAAGCATAACTTTAGACAGATCAAGATGGTAAAACATGGTTAACTACAGATTTCATCAGAGATGTCCTCAGTGTGAAGAGGGTTTTCTGAATAAGAAATTATTACAACATCATAAATATGAGGTGCACTCATATTGAACTGGTATCTTATTTTCTCGTTTATAATGCTTGGCTTGTTCCTTCCAGCAGGAATTGTAATGATTGCACTTTACTTGTACAATGACGCTAAGAGAAATTTCTTCGGTAAGCAAAACTTAGAGGCTGAAAAAGCACAATATGATACCAGTACGTTGGAGAAATGGACATGAGCAGTATAGTAGCAACTGGTTTTATACATGAATTATTAGAGTTACTTCATGAGGAATGGCTTCCAAAAGATAAAAAGGATATTATTAGGAAAATTATTCTGGATACAGTAGACTATATGGAACTTTCTACAAGAAGTGTTGGCGAACAATTTTTCGGTGAGAGATAATGCCTGCTGGTAGTTGCAAGTCAATTTGCACACAACTTAAAAAGCCTAGACCTAAAAAAATGCCATTCGAAACCCATCTGCATTGCAGAGAATGCGAGTGGTGGATACCAAAATCTGAATGGCATCTTCCAAGGTGTAAGTGCTGCAACAACCTACTTGCAATAAAACCAAGACTTAACCAAAACAAGAGAAAATATCTAGCAGTTATGAAGACAATTCAGTACAAAAATTTACAAGTACCCGTAACACAAAACCCATTCGGGGATGAGGATATAATTGGCACATTTAGGAAATAAGCAAGTCGCTAAGATTATATGTGTTGCCTGCAACGAACTTATAGGCGACCACTCAAAGAGACAGTTAGGAAGATGTCTTTTTAGGATTCAAGGAACTTTGGTTTCAAACGGTATAATGAATCAAGCACCTGAGAAGGATTAAATCTTGTATTCACAAACCATCTTCTGATCAAGTATTTTCTTGTCAGTGCTGTGGAAGTATATATCGCAGATATGGTAAGTGCTGTAGCCAAACTATATTCTTCTATACCAGTTGTAAAATAAGGGAGTACAAGCATATTGAATGGCAGATATATCAAAAAACCGATAACTATGTCTGTTACAGTTTCAACCATAGACTTTTTTCTAGAGTCTTTCTTCATCAGTTTGGTCATTTAATCTTTCATATAAACCTTTATAAATTGCGTGGGGCTAACTATAAGCATTGTTAAAATTACCTATTTCAGACGACCAAATTGCGAGGGCGAAGAAAATCTCAAATCCGACACTCAAGTTCAATCAAAACAAGATTGGAGAGAGGGCATACCTTACTGGTGCTGTTGGTGAGATTATTGTTGGTGACTACCTAAAAGTAACCCCCCACGTTTATAAATCATTTCAAGAGATGTATGATTATGACATTGATTATAAGGGTATTAGGATAGAAGTGAAAACCAAGTTAGTAAACAAGCCCCCCAAACCGTTCTACGACTGTACAATATTCGGATATAGTAAGAAGCAGAAATGTGACCAATACTGGTTTGTCAATATAAACAAAG